TACGGAGGACAAGACAAATCAGTAACAACACCAGGTGTTGTAGTATTATCTGAAACAATTTCATTTGATGCTGCAGCAACCGCAGTTAGTTTAACACCAGTTAGAATTGGTACATCAGCAACAACTGGTGCTACATTCATTCTACCAAAAGGTGCTATACCAATTTCTTTTACAGTAGTCGTAGCATCATCAGGTGCTAGTTCAACTGTAGACATTGGAACAACAACTGACGTTGATGGTTTCTTTAATGAAGTAGCTTCGGTTACAAAAGGATCAATCAAAGGTGCAGATGGTGCTCTAGTTGTAGCAGGTGGTATACCCGCTAACGCTACTGTAGCAGCTTCTGTTGGAGCAACTGCTGGAACTGGAACAGTTACAGGTGTGTTTACATATACAATTGTAGATAACGCTCAACCAGGTGAGTCACAGTCGTTATAATAAATTAATTTAAGGAGCTCGAAAGAGCTCCTTAATATAAGGAGAAAAAAATGGGTTCATATAAAGGTGATGTACAGGCAACTAGATTTACAGCAACTACTACTACTGCAATTGTTGCTCCTCCAGTAAGATTAAGAGGAATTATTATTGCATCTAATAATAGTGGCGCTGGTATTGTTAATTTAAAAACAACTTCACAAAGTGGAACAACTTTATTTATAGCAGATGTACCAAGTGGAGATGTTATTAATTTTAGTTTTCCTGAAGATGGTATTTTATTTCCAAGAGGAATTTATGTTTCAACATTAACTAATATTAAAGCAGTTACATTATTAACAGATAAATTTTCTGGTCCAGGCTTAACACCGTAAGGAGAAGCTAGATGGCTAACACTACTTCTGGAACTACAACTTTTGAAAAAACTTTTTTTATAGATAAAATTATAGAAGAAGCTTACGAAAGAATTGGCATGTCTGCGCCAAGAACAGGACAAGATTTAGAATCAACAAGACGATCTCTAAATATCATGTTTCAAGAATGGTCAAACAGAGGTCTTCATTATTGGGAAGTAGCAAATAATTCAATCTCCATGGTCAATGGTCAATCTGTCTATACTCTTTATAGATCAGCAGGAGATGGAACATCGGATGGTGTATTTACATTATTAAATGGTGGAATTGATGCATCTCAAACTACAATAACTGTTGATTCAGTAGATCAATTTCCAACATCAGGAACTTTATTAATTGATTCTGAACAAATAACTTACACAGGTACTAATACCGATTCAAACCAAATTACAGGTTGTGTTAGAGGTGCAAATAGTACAACAGCTGCAATCCATGCTGATAATGCAAACGTTTATGATAATAATTCAATCATTTATGGACCTGATGATATATTAGAAGCTGTTTATAGAAACACACAACAAACACCTGTTGTTGATTTTCCACTTACAAAAATAGATAGATCTGCTTACAGTGGATTATCTTCTAAATTTTCAACCGGTCAACCTACACAATATTTTGTACAAAGATTTATAGATAAAATTACAATCACTTTATTTCTAACACCAGGCACAAGTGAAGTTAATAATGTAGTTAATTATTATTATGCAAAAAGAATTCAAGATGTTGGAGCTTATACAAATGCAACAGATGTTCCATATAGATTTGTCCCATGCATGTGCGCAGGACTCGCTTATTATGTATCATTAAAACTTGCTCCACAAAGAACACAAGAATTAAGATTATTATACGAAGATGAATTAAAGAGAGCATTAGAACAAGACGGCTCTTCTTCAAGTTCATTTATAACACCAAAAACTTATTATCCAAATGTCTAAGAATTCAAGAGGAAAATATTCTTATATGATTTCTGATCGATCTGGTCAGAGGTTTCCATATCAAGAAATGGTACAAGAGTGGAATGGCTCATGGGTACATGTTAGCGAATATGAAGCAAAGCAACCTCAGTTAGAACCAAAGCCAACTGCAGCTGATCCACAAGGTTTAAGATATGCACATCCTGACAGACAAGAACCACCGGTATTAATACCACTTACACCCGATCCCTTTTCAACAGTTATCTATTCTGGAACAACTTATATTAATGTATTTTCACAAAATCATCAAAGATCAACAGGCAATACTGTAAGATTTAGAGGACCAACAGACGATACTGGATTTACTGATGTACAATCTTTTGATGGAATTACAAATATTTCAAGTGCAAATGGTTTTACTATTACAGTTGGAAAAATAGATTCCTCTGGTAATATAACTGATACTACAAATTATTTTAATTTTACAGGAGCAGGCACAGCAACAACGGGAGGGGTATCAGGTGGCGGAGCGGAATGTTCTGCAGGGCCAGTAACTTTACAAGCTTAATATGACATATTCAGAATTAGTTACAAAGATTAGAGATTATACAGAAGTAGATTCTAATGTATTTACTTCAACTATTATTAATGGATTTATTGAAAATGCAGAGTTTAGAATATTAAGAGATGTAGATTCTGATAATAATAGAAAATATGCAACAGCTTCTGTTGTGGTAACTCAAAAGTATTTTAATGTTCCTGATAATTTATTGGTTATTAGATCTGCACAAGTATTTAATACTAATGGGGATATTTCATTTTTAGATATTAGAGATATGACTTTTATTAATGAATATAACCAAGACAATAATACAGGAATACCTAAATATTATGCAAATTGGGATGAAGATACGGTAATTGTAGCTCCAACACCAGATCAAGCATATACAATTCAAATAAATTATATCTTGAAACCAACTGGATTATCGGCTAATACTGCTACTACATATTTAAGTCAGCAATTTCCCAATGGCTTATTGTATGCTTGCCTAGTTGAGGCATATGGGTTCTTAAAGGGTCCACAAGATATGTTGCAATATTATGAAAATAGATATAAGCAAGCTATTGAAGGATTCTCATTAGAACAAATGGGAAGAAGACGAACTGATGAGTTTCTAGATGGAGAACCTCGTATAGTTCGTAAACCACAATAAGGAGAAACAAGTATGGCTATTACACAAGCGTTACCAAATAGTTTTAAAAAACAACTATTGGATGGTGATCAAGATTTTACATCACCGGCAGGAACTGGTGATAGATTTAAATTAGCTCTTTATGTATCAACTGCAACACTAGGTGCAGCAACAACTTCATATACAACAAGTGGTGAAGTAAGTTCTGGAGGTGGATCAAATTACACAGCAACTGGAAAAGCATTAGTAAATTCTGGAACATCTCTTGTTTCAACAAAAGCTTTTACTAATTTTGCTGATTTATCTTTTCAAAACGTAACACTAACTGCAAGAGGTTGCTTGATATATAACACATCGTTTAACAATGCTGCTGTTGCAGTATTAAATTTTACGACTGACAAAACAGCTACAGCAGGAACATTTACTATTCAATTTCCAGCCTTTACAAGTTCAGCAGCTATTATCAGAATTTCTTAATAGGAGTTTAACCTATGGCTTTCGGATGGAGCTCAGGTACTTGGGGTCAAGGAGAATTTGGCACAGGTGTAAATAATGCTACCGTACCAGTAACAGCTCCTGGAACACCAACTACATGGGGATCAGAAGGTTGGGGAGATGGTTCTTGGGGAGAAAATATTGGCCTTGAATTATTTACAGGAAATGTAACTGTAAATATAATAACTATAGCAAATGTTTTAGGTGAGCAATTAACATTAGATTTAAGTTCCGTAACTATAACAGGAACAGGTAATGTATCTTTAACAGGTCAAGATTTAACAGCAGACATTGGATCTGTTTCAATTTCAGGAACAGCAAATATTTCAGTAACAGGACAAGATTTAACATTAGAAGAAGGTATAGCCGATGCTGGTCCAGATGCTAATGTAACAGGTGAACAATTAACATTAGATTTAGATTCGGTATCTATTGATATATCGATTGTAGGACTTTTAACTGGTGAAGAATTAACATTAGATTTAAATTCAGTAACAATAGATTTAAATACACCTGTAAGTGTTACAGGACAGCAATTAACCTCTGCTTTAGGATCTGTGTCTAATAAAATAGATGTAAATGTTAATGTAACTGGTTTTGCCTTGACTGGAGCTACTGGTCAATTATATGTTACTGCTTGGACACCAGTAGATACTGGGCAATCTATAAATTGGACATCAGTTGCTGCATAAATATTGAATTTGACATATATGAACAAATATACTAATTATAACAAAATAAGGAATTAAATATGCCAACAATATATTCATCGGACCTTAAACTATCTATAATGGCTACTGGCGAAAACGCTGGTACATGGGGTCAAATTACAAACACAAATTTATATTTAATACAACAAGCTATTGGTGGATACCAAGACGTTAGTATTGCAGGTGGAGCTCAAACAACCACTCTTGCAATGTCTGATGGTGCGCTTTCTAATGCAAGAAATGCAGTTATAAAATTAACAGGAACAATTACAGGAAATCAAATAGTAACAATTCCAACAGGAATTGAAAAAACTTATATTATATCTAATGGTACAACAGGTGCATTTACAGTTGAATTTAAACAAGCAGGTGGAACAGGTATTACATTTGGAACAACAGATAAATCTACAAGAATATTATTTGCAGATGGAACAAACATTGTAGATACTGGAACTGTTTCAACTTCTGCTGTTCAAACTTTAACAAATAAAACTTTAACTTCTCCAATTATAAATGAAATTAATGATGCCAATGGTAATGAGCAAATTATATTTTCTTCAACGGCATCAGCTATAAATGAATTAACAATTACAAATGCTGCAGCAGGTAATGCTCCTTCTATTGCAACAACAGGTGGAGATACAAATATTGGACTAACAATTGCTCCAAAAGGAACAGGAGATGTTAACGTTGATGCAGATACACTTAGAGTTGGAGATAGCAATGCAGATGCAACTATTACAACAAATGGTACAGGAGATTTAACATTAAGTACAAATACAGGATCAAATTCAGGAACTATCAAGATATTCGATGGTGTGAATGGAAATATTGAAGTAACTCCAAATGGAACCGGAGTTGTAAAACTGGATGGATTAAGTTATCCAACCGCCGACGGCTCAGCCAATCAGGCATTGGTAACTAATGGAAGTGGGGTTTTAAGTTTTGCAACACCTGCGGCAGGTTCTTTAGTTCTTCTTGGTTCTACTGACGGAAACAATGTTGCATCATTAAGTTTAAATGGTTTCTTTACTAGTGATTATGATGTTTATGAAATATATATTCTTGGCATAGTAGGATATACTAATGCCCAACCATTATATGTAAGATTTGCAACAACTGGTTCTTATACAGAACAAAGTAGTAATTATTTTTTTAGTACAGCTTATGCAGTTAATTCTAGTGTAACAAATGAGTGGGGTAGTAATGCTAGTCAAATAAGACTTAATCAACAAACAAGTAGTACGGCTGCTTCAGCATCTAATTTTAAAATAACTTTATATAATCCAAATAGAGGTGACCAATATAAAGGATTAACTTGTAATTATCATTGTTCTGCATCAGATTTAAGTGATTTTGTTGCATCATCAGGTGGTGGACAATGGAAAGACACAACTGCAATTACAGGAATAAAATTTTTTCTTGCTTCAGGAAATATGATAGCAACAAAAATTAGAATATATGGAGTGAAAAATACATAATATGGAACAACAATTAATGAGAAAACTTATAATTACACCAGAAGGAAATCAGTATATTAATTTAACTGCTGAAGAAATTACTCAAAGACAAATTGAAGAACAACAAGCAGAACAAGATAGACTAGCTAGAATTGCTAAAGAAGAACAAGAAAAAGCTAGAAAAGAATCAGCTATTGCTAAGTTAAAAGCACTTGGTTTAACTGAAGAAGAAGTTAAGTCTATACTTTAAAACATTACCACTACCGACGGCTCAGCCAATCAGGCATTGGTAACTAATGGAAGTGGGGTTTTAAGTTTCGCTGCTGTTGGAGCTTCAGCGGGCCAGGTAATACAGGTATTAAGCGCTACTGATTCTACAGAACGAAATACTAGTTCAACATCATTCGTTACAGGTTCTAATACATTATCAGTAACAATTACTCCCTCAGCAGCAGCTAATAAAGTTCTTATTTTAGTTACTAGTGCTGCTAATAATCAATCAGATGGGAGTACAATAAGGTTTACAATTTTTAGAGGTGCTACTAATTTAGGAAATGGTGATAATGGTATAACATTGCTTGAATGGAATGGTGGTAATACAAGAGCAGGAGTAGCTATGACATTTTTAGACTCACCAAACACAACGTCAGCAACAACATATCAAGTTTATTTTAAAAATAGTTTTGCCGCAACTTGTACTTTAAACTTTGGTAGTGTTCAGGGTTCAATAACTTGTATGGAAGTTAAAGGTTAATTATGAAAACAATTCAAGCAATATTTAAAGCAATTAAAAAAATTAATCCAAATGCTCAAGCGAGTATGTCAGGTTCAGATATATCTGCACTTGATACAATAATCTGGGAAAACGGAACTGCACCAATTCCTAAAGAACAAATACTTGCATTAATTCCACAAGTTGAATTAGAAATGCAACAAGAGGAACAAGCAAAGATTGACAATAAAAATAATGCCTTGTCCAAGTTGCAGGCTTTGGGATTAAGTGAAGCTGAAGTGAAAGAGTTATTTAAGCTTTAAGCTTTAGGATATTTAGTTTTTACACTAGCTATTCTTGTTTTCCAAGAATCTAATCCTTCGTGATAAATCTCATCTAATTGATCTACAATAGCACCATAATCTTTACGTCTATTTTCATAAACATCTTCTAATGCTTGTAGTTCAGCTTGTTTAGCTAGTATTTGTTGATTAGTGATGTTTGTTGGATTGTTGTCATGCCATTCTAAAGTATTAATATCATCTCCTGAACAAGAAACTTGTGCATTAGATTTAATTGCTAGTATTGCTTTTATTATACTTATTTTCATAATTAACCTTTAATTTCCATTACTATTATTTGCGATTTAGTATTATTACCACCTAAATAACCAGTATTATTACTAGTTCTAAAATAAACTTGATACGTTATAGCAGATGTTGTTGATGGTGAATCTAAAAAATTATAAGTAACAGTACCATCAAGAGTACCACTAATTGTATTAAACATAGCCAAACCATTTGTGCCACCTAAATTTGTAGAATCTCTAAAAATAGTATAAAAACATGCATTACCATCACTATAAAAATAGTTATGAACAAATATTGCTATTTTATTAGCTGCTGCTGATGGAGTAATAGTTACTGACAAAGTATTTGAAGCTGTTACAAAAGATGTAGAACTTGTGCTTCTTTGTGTTGTTTCAATAGCACCTAATACTTGAATAACTTGTCCGGCACTCGCACCAACAGCAGCGAAACTTAAAACCCCACTTCCATTAGTTACCAATGCCTGATTGGCTGAGCCGTCGGCGGTTGTAAACGTTTTTAATGCCATTTTTAATGAATGTTGATATTTTATAGTAATTGTTATAGACACTACATTGTATATAATGATACTTTATGCCATTAAAAAAAATACCATTAAAAGCTGGATTTAATAAACAAGATACCGCAACTGCTGCAGAAGGTCAGTGGATTGATGGTGATTTTGTAAGATTTCGTTATGGCTATCCTGAAAAAATAGGTGGTTGGGAAGAATTGTCTTCACTTACACTTGCAGGCGCAGCAAGAGCTCAACATACTTGGACAGATTTAGAAGGAAACAAATATGCAGCTATTGGAACTAATAAATTATTAGTTATTTATTTTGATGGTGCATTTTATGATATTACACCTCTAGGTACAGCTTTAACTTCATGTACTTATACTTCAACAACATCTTCTACAACTGTAACTATTAATAAATCAGGCCATGGTTTAGCTGTAGGCGATTATATTAAATTTACATCTGTCACAACACCAGGGCCAACTACCACAAGTTTTACTGCAGCTGATTTTACAACCAATACTTTTGAAGTTAAAACAGTTCCAAGTTTTTCAACTTTCACTGTAACAATGTCTGTTGCAGAAGCGGGTACCGGTGTTACTGCAGGAGGAACTCTTACAACAACTCCATATGCATTTATAGGTCCTATCAATCAAACTTATGGTTATGGTTATGGAACAGGTTCTTTTGGTGGAACAGTAAGCCCTGCAATAACTAATCAATTAAATGGATCACTTAACAATTCAGCTACAACAATCACTGTAGATTCAACAACAGGTTTTGCAACTACTAATGGTTCTATTAAAATAGATAATGAAATAATTACTTATACTGGAACAACTTCTACAACATTTACAGGTTGTGTCAGAGGAACAGGTGGAACTTCTGCTGCATCTCATTCAGATAATGCTGTTGTTACTCAAACAACTTATTGGACAGCTTGGGGACTTGCAAGTACTTCTGCTACTGTTGTTTTATCTCCAGGAAACTGGTCCTTAGATAATTTTGGTCAAATTTTAATTGCAACCGTTAAAAATGGTAAAACATTTTCATGGAACCCTGCTACCGCTAACCCATTAACAGTTAGAGCAACAGTTATTAGTGGTTGTCCGACAGCTTCCACAATGACTATTGTATCTGATCGAGATCGACATTTAATTGCACTTGGAACAGAAACTACTATTGGATCAACTTCAACTCAAGATCCGATGTTTATAAGATTTTCAAACCAAGAAGACTTTAATACTTGGGCACCGACTGCAACAAATACAGCAGGTACATTTAGATTAGATACAGGTAATTTTATTGTCGGAGCTGTACAAGGTAAGGATTATATATTTATTTTAACGGATCAAGCAGCTTATGTTATGCAATTTGTTGGACCTCCTTTTGTATTTTCAATTAGACAGGTGGGTACAAACTGCGGATGTATTGGTCAGCATTCAATAGTCTTTGCACAAGGTGCTGTATTCTGGATGGGTTTTGGTGGAGGATTTTTTGTTTATGATGGTACCGTTAAACAATTACCATCATTAGTTGAAGATTTTGTATTTACAACAGGTGGAACTAATTTAGGTATAAATTATAATGCTTCAGATATTGTCTACGGTTCTCATAATAGTTTATATAATGAAGTAGTTTGGTTTTATCCAACAGCTAATCAAACTCAAATTAATAGATCAGTAGTTTATAATTTTGTTGAGAATACTTGGACCACAATGTCACTTTCAAGAACAACTTATTCAGATGCTCAAACATTTGATAAACCATATGCTACAAAATATTTACCAACAGGTACTCCAACTTTTCCAACAATTAATGGAGTAACCAATACTAATGGTTCAAGTAATTATTATGAACATGAAACAGGAGTTAATGAAGTTAGTTTTACAGGTGTTAAAACGGCAATACCAGCTTACATTGAATCTGGAGACTTTGATTTAGATATAGAAGGAGATGGTCAGTATTTAATGAAGATAAATAGATTTATACCCGACTTTAAAATACTTAATGGAAATGCTAAAGTAACATTATTGTTAAGAGATTATCCATCTCAAACACAAAATAGTCAGATGCTTGGACCTTATACAGTTACTTCATCTACAACAAAAATTGATACAAGAGCAAGAAATAGATTAATGAGTATTAAAGTAGAAAATGATTCAACAGATGAAAACTGGAGATATGGATTATTTAGAGTAGATATTCAACCTGATGGAAGAAGATAATGGCAAAAATTACAACATACATACCAGAACCAAGTCAAGAGTATTCTCCTGAAAATCAAAGACAAGTTCTACAAGCACTAGAGACATTAAAAGATCAATTAAACTTTTCTTTCCAAGAAGATTTAAGACAAGAGTTACAAAGATTTACATGGTTTAACATGAGGTTTGGCTGCTAATGAGTTGTGAAAATATAAATGTTGGTAATGGTCAGTTAATTACAATCGGTGGTAATAATGTTGATGCATTCGGAAGATTAAGAGTATCAAACCCTCTTACGATCTTTGACAGTAAGAACATAATGTCACAGAATACTTTATTTGATCCATCAACTGCAAATGGTGGAAGTGTTACTTATACAGCTAATAAATCTACAGTTAATTTAAATGTAACAGAAGCAGCAGGATCTAAAACAATAAGACAATCTAAAAGAGTTATGTCTTATCAACCTGGAAAGTCATTGCTTATTTTTAATACATTTGTAATGAATAATTTGACTGCAAACTTAAAACAAAAGGTAGGTTTATTTGATGCAAATAATGGAATATTTTTTTATGCAGATGGAACAACACTTAAAATAGTAAGACGAACTTACACATCAGGCGCAGCAGTTGATACTGAAATATCACAATCTAGTTGGAATGGTGATAAGTTAAATGGAACAGGTCTTAGTGGATTTACATTAGATGCAGCTACATCAAATATATTATTTATAGATATTGAATGGTTGGGTGTCGGATCTGTTAGAGTTGGATTTGTTATTAATGGTCAATTAATTACAGCGCATACTTTTTATAATGCTAATAGTTTAACAACTGTTTATATGCAAACAGCCAATCTTCCAATTCGTTATGAGATTGAAAGAGCTGGAACACTAACTGCAGGAACTTATACATTACAACAAATATGTTCTTCTTGTATTTCTGAAGGTGGGTATTCTCCACAAGGATTAGAAGAAATGATTGGAACAGCGACTGTTAGTGCAGGTGTAAATTTACCTACAGCAAATACTTATTATAATATTGCAACGATTAGAATTAAAACTTCAAGACCCTATGCAGTTATAGTTCCAGCTGGTGTAGATGTTTTAAACATATCTAATGGAGATTTTGAATGGGGATTATTTATTAATGCAACACCATCCTCTGCCTTTTCATATTCAAGTTTTAGTGATAATGTAGAATATGATTTAACAACAGTTGATTTAACTGCAACAGGTACAAGAGTTGCTGGAGGATATTTAGGAGGTAAGACTGCACCATTTACTTTAGGTGGAGATTTTATAGCTTTTGCAAATCAACTTGGACAAACTATTGCAGGTGTTTCAGATACTTTAACATTGGGTGTAAGACCAGGAACAGCTAATGGAGATGTATCTGGTTTATTAAAATGGTTTGATTTAACATAATTGAACAATGGCTAATTTTTATAAAAACGCATTCTATGATCCAAGCACTACAGCTGCTGTAACGGTATATACATGCCCATCAAATGCTAATGCAATTATTCAAAACATACAAGTAACAAATGAATCTGGAAGTAAAATATTAAAAGCATCTATTAATGATGATTCAGTATCTACAATTTTTCAAATAGCTTATGCATCTATTACAGGACCCACTATTTGTAATATTGCAAAAGGACCTGTTATTTTAGAAGAGAATGATACCATAAGACTTGAAAGTTCTAATGTTTCTGGTATAAGTGCAACTGTAGCAATACTAGAAATAAATAGAGACGACCAGAATGGACAATAAAGAATATAATATTGAAACTGAAACAGTAACAATAATAAAGAATAAAAAAACAGGTCAAGTTTATAAAGACGAAGAGGAACTTAAAGCTGCTAACGTTAATCAAGAAGATATTAGTAGAGACGTTATAGTTAAAGTTACTAATAAAGGATTAGAAATGTTTAAGAAATTTATGAGTGAAAAATGAAACCTAGAGGTGGAACCGAATTACAATTTGAATTTTTAGAAAAACATGTATCTAAAGAATTATTAGATCAAGTACAGATCTGCACATCTGTTCCAGGTAAAGTTCCAATAGATCCAACTAAATTAAATATCCTTTGGCAAAAAAATTCATACGATCAACCAAATTTAGCGCCTTGGTTCAAGGACAAATCAAATCACGACAAGTACGATTGGTACGTATTTAATTCTCATTGGAACTATGAAAAGTTTAGAATGTACTTTGATATACCAACTCATAAATCTATTGTTATTAAAAAT